ATGCAGGAGGGGGGCCCTTTTGCGAGACCCCCCTCCCCCTACCGACTAGTTCTCCCCGATATCTTTAGAAAAAGATTTGGGTGTAACTTTTCGGTGCATGCCGGATAGATTTTCAGAAACAATTTCATCAATTGCTCTAATGATGTCAAGCTCCTGATCGTAATCACTCAACTCGTTGCTGCTCACTGTCACCCGTGCCAGGAGGGAGGGGGTGTGGTACCCTAGGCGGGTGTCTTCCGCAAGCCACTCGTCATAGTGAGTGAACGGGTTCCAAGGATTGTCGATCGTGCTTAGCATCACGTCCTCAATCTGTTTGACTGCCATCTCATCCTCCTTCCTATCTCTTGAGTGCGTCGTTCAATGTCGAGGCAGGAACCCCAAGCATGTCAGCGATCTCACTCTGGGGGTAACCGTTAGCAAGCAACTGCTGTGCACGGCGGGTCTTAGCATCGCTCATGACAGGGCGATCACGGGGTGTAGCAAGCTGGCGTACCTGATCCATGTCCGCATTCTGCAGCATGGCGGCCAGCTTATTGTTCGTGATAGCACCTGCCTGAATAGCATCCCATTCGCTTTGTGTGAACTTAATCACATCTTTCTTCGCACCAACACGTTGACGAGCCTCATCCAAGGCAAGAGCCTTCTCCTTCTTGAGATCGTCCTTGTCCATGTCGGGGTTCGCCTGTTTACGGGCGTTAATCATGGTGTTGGCGAGGAGCTGTGCTTGACGCTCACGGGGGGCATTCATTTGAGCAATACGCAATTTCGCATTGAGGTCGGCGACCTCCTTAGCATATGTCTTTCTAGCACTCTCGCTATAGAGACGGGGCTTAGTTGCGAGATATTCCTTACGCGCCGTATTTGCCAGGGCCTTCATTTTGTTGGCGTGTTCTGCATATACATTCTCGATGGGGGTATTCTTATCAGAGATCAACGTACGTGCGTCGTCAGTCTCATCCATCTTTGTCGAACGCGTCTGCTTACGAACAGTACTAACAGTCTCCACACCAGTACGCTTATTAACCTTTGTTACCGTATACTCCCTATTGGTGGGGGTATGAATACGCTTACCTGTAGCAGGGTCTACGTTACGGTTGGTGAGGGTTGTAGCATCCTTACGCTCATCCACATATTGCGTGGACTTAGCACGGGAGATAAGGGTAGATGCACCACCGGGCTTAGAGCCATCAGGCTTGGCCTGGTATTTACGCTTAAGCTCGATGATACCATTGTCTAGAGCAGATTGCTTGTAGTTGAGATTATGTTTCTCGGCATCAATAACAACCATCGAGTGACGAACAGCACGAGCAATCTCGTTATCGTTCGCACCCTTGATGGTCATGTCAGTGATGAGATTCGAGATATCTCCCATCTGCTTCTGCTTACCCTTAGGCGTCAGACCGTTACTTCTACCATCAGACATTTTATACTGCGACTGAGGATCAAAGTTCTTAAGCCCTGCAAGAGAGCCCTTAGTCTTGACCTGTTTAGCATTGTTCGGAATAACCAGAACGGTGTCACCATCGAAATCAGCACCAGATAGGCGAGCAGCAACTCGAGAGTTGATACCCACAGCATCCTGTGCATTCTTGATAACTCGGTTAGCTTCACGATTACGGTTATTTACCGTGAGCTCCGGGATCTCGAAAATACCACCATGCGGGTGCCGAACCAGAACGACCGTCTCACCATCACGATAGTTAGGTGCGTAGATCTCATTATCCTTCAGACTGTTGATCGGAAGAATAACCTGGTTACGGGTACGCGGCAGACCAGCTGCCTTGAGATGTTTTGCAGAAGAATCCGCGCCATCAGCAAATTCCTTAAGAAGCTGCTTCTTGACGGCAGGATTTGATAGCGCCATGATCTCATCGAACTCCGCTTTCTTGGAGTCATATGTGAGACCGAGCTGTTTACGAGCCAAGGCAGGAGACTGCTTAGAAAGCATCTGAGACGAGAGAGTCCGAGACCACTCGTTCCATCCACCTTCTTCACCAGAAATAGCACCCTCTTTGTCGTTTCCGACGATATTCAGAGGAGAGAGCTTCTTCTTTCCCGTCTTGGCATCCGTATATTCTCGCTGACGAACAATAGAACCGAAGGGGAGGATTTCATCCACCTCATCCGTTTCCTTATTGCGCTTGATCTTCTTCATGGCTTCGAGCTTGTCGGTGCCAATATCTGCGCGCTTCTTGTTCGTGTTGAAGATCATATCAACGCCAGGAGGGAAGTTCTTGTCATCAGCGTACATGGCCATACCCTTAAGGTAATGCGTGCCATTTACTCCGATACGAACCTGTGCGTAATTAGCTCCACCAAGAGAGAGGTCATCAACGCCACGACGAAGCTGAATAACACCATCCATGTCCGAGCCACCGTCTTCAGCATATCGAACGCCGACCCGCTTAAGGTCTACATGCTGAGGAGGCTTGACCTGCTTATAGGTACGACCGCCATCTTCGGAATATCCCGTGACAGATTTGATCTTGTCCTGGTTCTTCATGACATCAGGGAAGGTAGTCCCAGGAGGGGCCAAAACCATGGTGTTGGTGTTCTTTCCTGTGCCCAGCTGTTGGACAGGAACGTAGAAGACCTTATATCCTTCTTCTTCCAACGCCGCGATTGCGACCTTCTTCTTGGACTCAGCGATACCAAGATAATTCTCAGAGCCCTTACCCACGTCGAGATAGCCGTCGTCTCCCACCATGCGCTTCAGCTCGTTCGCGGTGGACATGATGATGTCGTTACGCTCACGAAGAGAAGGGTTGAGGAGGGATCGAACAGAAGATTCAGGAATACCCATCTGCTGACCGATGGCCACGTTGGATAGACCCTTTTCCTTGAGCTTGATCGCAGTCGAGATATCCGCTTCACGGTTCTGCGACTTGGCGATAGCCTTTAGAGCTCGAATATCAGAGGACGAAGCACGAGGGTTGTCAGGGAAAATCGCCTTAGCGATCTCCGCTTCACTCATGCCCCCCTTTTCCATATCTTGAATGTACTGCAGGAAGCCCTTGTTACGCTGGTAAGGATTCTCACCAGAGCCCCAAGGATATCGGCCAGACTTACGGAGAACGCCTTCATGGGCGAGCTCTCCAGACTCGGCTGCACGTTCCGCAAATGCGCGGTCGAACAAATCGAGATTTTCGGTTTCCATTTTTCTCCTTATCAAGCTGCGCCAGCTATCTTACGAAGGCGCCTTATGATGGTCTAGCCCAGAGCCTCCATGCGGCGCTGAGTGATGATCCGATCGAAATGCTCGGTACGAGCCATGATCGTAAGAACTTCTGCTCGAAGGTTTTCACCTTCTTCAGTTTCGGAGCTGAGGATTTGAACTTCATCGTTCTGGTAGATACGAAGTTCGATGATGATGTCGTTGGGGTTGGCCTGATACTCGATACAGAAATACGCAGCGTAAATACGCAACTGATCCATACTCGTCTTGCCGATCCCCGTTTTGAGGTCGTGCACACGGAGAGTCAGCTTCTTGTCGTCGGGTCGTTCTCGACGGAAGGAAATAGCGTCGGCAGTTCCGAAAGCGTTGTAGCTCGCCATGAGTGCAACCTCGGGACGCATCATGAAACCAATAGCGTCGTTGATATAGGTATTGATGGTCGTGCCGTTGTCGATCTGCATGATACCCAAAGAAATGGTCTCAGCAGCCCAGTTATGTAGACGAGTGCCGTGAGCAGCCGTCATCTGAGTATCAAGCCGATCAAGAATTTTGTCATCGTCATAGCGAATCCAGTGATACCCACTAGGTGAGAGAAATGAATGCTTTCCCTCAAGCTCGGGGTGCGAGTTGAATTTCATCAGTTTTCTCCTTGCACGTTAGTCATCGAACTCCGAAGAACTCCTCAAGAGCCGTAATGACCTCGCGCTCGTTCTCAGGGTATATCGTCGCCGAGAAGGACATGCGTCGACACTTGTCGAGGTACCATTCTTGGTTCATACGATATGGCGCATCCTCAGAGGCCTTAACCTCGAGAACAGCCCAACCCGTATTGAACAAAATAAGAAGGTCTGGAAAACCCTGAATGTAGTTCGCATCATTCTTCAGAATCACACAGCCACGGAATATGACTTTGAGCTTCTTGATGAGCTCAGCTTGGAACTCACTCTCCAGCATGTTTGCCTCCTTTCAAGAAACAAAGGAAACGAGAGAGCGTCCCAAACGGGTCACATCCTACTCCTTTCATTATAGCACGTGTGAAAAATGCTACCCATAAAAGTGACCAAGATCGAGAAAGCTCATGAGAATCACTCAACTACCCATATTCTCAAGCACCAATCATCAGCATGAGTACTTACAGGGTGTGTGATTTTCGCTACCCATAAAAGTGACCAGGATTTCACTGTGGCCAAATAAGTGGGCTAGTTTCATTAGCCTATAGGATAGTGTATTTTTAACTCTCTATAGAGAAGTAGAAGAAAAAAGTGGGTATTTGGCCAAATAGCCATAAAAGTGACCAAATTTTGAGTAAAATCGTTGAAAACACAGGGACACTTTTACGGTTAGTCTTGGTCAAATCTGAAATCAAAAATGGCCATATGGCCAAATAAGTGGCCACAAGTAATGCATTAAAGACTTCTCTTAAATGCAATGCATCATAAATGGCCAAATAAGTGGCCAACTACCCATAAAAGTGTCCAGCGAAAATGGCCGATTTTGGTCACTTTTGTGGGCTGTTATGTGACAGAAGTAAACCCGATTTTGCGTCCGAACGACCCCCATGACCCCCTGTTCCTCCCATGACCCCCCCCCTGTTCCACCCATGACCACCCATGACCGTCCACATATCACCCCAAAAAGAATAGCACTTGCATGTTTCGCGAGTGCTATCCTTATGGTTCTAGCTGGTGACCACAGGATTGTAGTGACCGATCGTGGACAGCAGGAGGGCCTGAATATGTTCTTCGGCACTTGCACGTGTGTGAAATGCTCCGGGAACAGGATCCAGATCCACCATAACTGTCAGGGAGATGCGGTGAGTGTCCATAGTGTTTCCTTTCTAGAGGTGTCACTATAGCCCTTGTAAAACACGCGAACGGGCCAAAACAGATAGCCCTTGTGATATACACGAGAGCCATCTGTTCCGTATCAGTCGAGGTCCAATACCTTCTTGGCGATCTCGTTCTGCATAGCCATGATCATCAGCACATCCTTCTGCGTCCGGAGGACGACTCCGAGGGTCACGCCGAGCGTTGCTCCGACGACGAACGCCGAGGTGTAGGTCAGGGCCTTGTTGATCGTGCTGCGATTCATTTCTTTCTCCTTCTTACCAGCCCGACGCGATGGCTACCGCATCGGAGTTGTTGAGATATGACAGCGTGATGGTTTGCGTGTGTCCTCCATGGCAGTGCGCGCCACAGTTCGGATTATCACATCTTTCCAAGTTGTAGCCTCCCCCTTCAGCTTTCGTGACCCGGAACTTCCTGCGGTGACAGAACACACACTCGGAGTTGGTCTCTTCGGCTTCTTCTACAGTGTTGAACAACGGTGTTCCTTCTTTAGTACTTGACGGGATATGTCGTGATGGATCCATCTGGTCCGTACCAGTTACCGGTCCCACCGATTTCTTTGAGCTTGTCGTAGAACGCTCGAGTATGATCTCCTCCTACGATAGCGTGAGCGACCTCATGAAGAATTGCTTCCTCAATGTTTCTTTCGTCCGTGTTGAGGAGATACTCACGGGTAAAGAATATGACGCGTCCACGCTGCCAACAATATCCAGCCGAGCCATCATCGGAGTCGGGATCTTCGTCAATGAATTTGACGGTCCAATCCTTCTCCGTCAGATCGTGCTGATTGAGATATTTCTCCGCAAACCAGATGATGTACTGTTCCCAGTCTCCATTGGGATGCGTCCGCTCTCCAGTCATAAATATCCTTGTCTAAAAGAAGAAAGGCCCTTGACGGGCTTCTCTCCTTAACGGTTGATGTAGGTCTTACGGTGAACTCGGGGTGCGTAGCGCCTGGGACTGATCGCGATCTTGCGCAGCCTCATCAGCGTGATGAGGATACCGATCATGAGCAGCCAGTACAGCGGTGCGATGGGGTCCATAATGTCTTTCCTTTCATGGGTGTCATTATAGGCCCTGTAATTTGTGCGAGAAATAAATGAAACGTATGTAGGGACAGTCACCTTGATCGGTGGTGTCCATGATTGTATACAGGGTAGCGAGGTCCGTTAACGATCGTCTCGGGACCAGGCCAGGGCTCTGCCGTCGCGGAGTGTTACCCGGTTAAGTCGTGCCTTAAGAACCCTGTAGGTTTCACTATAGCGCCTGTGATATGTGCGAGAGGGCCTGCGAGATATCACTAAGACACCTCGCAGGCCCTACATCTACTCACCGACCAGTGAGTATTTGTCTTTCTTCCTGGGCTGCTCGTGACCGACAGGACACTTACCCACACGATATGGCGTGAAGATATAGACCACACCACACTCGTGGCAGATCTCCACGGGTCTGTCGAATATCACCTCGTTGGAATCGACGTGACGCCGACTGACTAGATAGAGCTTCTCGTCCGCATCCATTAGTCCTCCTTATTTCTTCGGGTAAACGTGGACACTCTACGTCCCTTTATATCACGATACCGATTAAATGGTCGAAAGAGTTCCATCAATACTCGAGGGACGATGAAGAAACGATCCCCCAATCGAATGATCGGCGTAGCACCCGCCATCGATCCAAACTGTCGTGGTCGTGTGATCGCCGCCACGTAGAACATGGACAATGGATAGGGGCTATGATATCCACTCGATCGTCTGATGAAGAATCGACTCATCAGAGAAATCCTTCCTTGATCACCAGGGAGTGTACACGGCGAAGTGGAACACGAACCGACTCTTATGCGCCGGATATGATCCTACTTCGTTCATGCGAATGACGATCTCTCGACCACACCTTTCACATCGTAGCTTATCATCCATCAGAGATTTCCTTCGTCCTCCGCCTCGATGAACGGGTACTTCCCCTCATCGTATTTCCTGTACCACTCCTTGTTGCGGTTGCGCAGCTTGATTTCCTCGAGTTCTCTGGTCTGCAACTGACTGACCACATTGAAGTCACCTCGCAGAATACGCCCCGCAAGCTCTACGCGATCGCTAAACGCCATCTTCTTCGGCATCGGCATTATTCGGTCTCCTTATCGAGAGTGCGATTGATGTGGGTTTCTCGGATATAATCACCATCCACTGTCTCTCGCCATCTTTGATTCTGACGTATGGTCTCTAGTTGATCCCACTTCCGATCGAAGACATTCAGCATAATCAGAATCACGATCTGGCCGAACATCATTCCCAAAGGCCACAGGAACTCTCTGGTGATGGCATCCACGATTGCCAGAATGATGATCAGGAACGCCAAGATATGCGCAGCGAACGGAGTTCTCTTACGAAGCACTCCGAATGTTATGATGAGAAGGATCTGAATGATGTTCAAACCCAGAATCAACCCTTGCAAGAAATACATCAGTCTTGACTCCTCTTGTCGACGATGGTGATCTCGGGATATGTGATACCGAGACTGTTTTTGTTAATAGGGCTGTACATCGATTTCGTAATATTGAACCGTCCCATAAGAAGATTCTTGATGAGACGCAGTCTGAGCTTCCATGGAATCGGATTTCCGCCCTGCTTGAACTTAGCTTCCGGAAACTCTTTACGGATCTCCTCTGGAATGTCCATCAATTCCCCTTATCCGCTACCCAGCTGCGCATCTCGAGTTTGAGACCCGCTGCATGTAGCACTCGCGCCACCGTACGAATATCCATGTCGAGAATCGGCTCCAGATCCAGCGTCCAACTGTCTCTTTCGTCGATGAAGTCGAGAGGTTCGTTATCTTCTTTATATCCATTCGGGAGCTTGCCTTCGAGAACATCCTTAACAATCCCGTCGACAACTTCCTGAGCCGTCGCCTTGAGAGGTATTCGGGTTGTGAGATCGAGAGCGGATCCATCGGAAGAGACGATATAATCGACAGGGCTGGTGTCGCTGTAAGCAGTAACCGGAAGTCGTTCGTTCAGAATCTGGGTGATAACGCGAGGGTCGAACTTAACCCCTGCCTCTTCCATCTTCTGATCGAGATCATCCAAGACGTGGTCCACATACTCCTGAGTCGCGCGTCCGGCCGACTTCCCTGCCTCACGCGCGGCATCTGCCCCGCCAGCAAACCCCGACTTCAAGGCCTCATCCACGGTCTCCACGATCTCACCTTGATGGTTCTTCGAAGAGCCTTCCATATGTGCCTGCATCTCTGCTTTACGCCGGGCCTCTTGAGCCTTACGCTGAGCCTTACGAGGAGAGACATATCCATGTGCGTGAGTGCGATGAATGGAGAGCTTACGCTTATTCTCACGCGTCTCATCGCAGTCCGGACACTTGAGTTGTCCTTCATGATCCACAGCCAGGTGGACATTCACCTTTTTCTGACTAGCAAAGCTTCGTGGGCAATCTACCTGTGGACAGGGAAATTTCTCATGGAACGCCACTTCTTCAGCCTCTTCCTTCTCAGGTTCCTGACGCTCTTCACCAGCCTTGTACCGACGGATATCCTCCGCCAAGTACTTTGCGCTACTCACATTCCGACTTGCGGAATATCGGGTTACTCCATCGGGAGCCAACAGCATAACGTGGTTGCGGTTCGACCGCTGTGCTCGCCAGCCTTCTTTCTGCAGGTCCAGGATAAGTTCGATCGTATCCTTGGGGAAATCAATGATCTCGTCCCGAGTAACTTTGAGTGTATCTCCGAGTTTCATTATCTACCTCCTAATCCGTATCGTCCATATATGATGTAATCATTACCGGTGGGGCAATGAGCATAATCAACCACGAAATGAACGAGAATGTTCCAGCTGCGTACGGATTCCACTGAAGGACATTCGCCATCAGTTGGTACAAACCAATCATGATGAAAACGGTCACAAGCAACCAGCCCACAAAGGCGGCTGCGATACCAACCGCTCTTTTAAGTCGTGCTTCCTTATCCATGCGTTACCTCCTGTCTAGATCTTATCTGTGAAGACGTCGATTTCCTTGTGGAACTTGGCCAATTCATCCTTCATGGTGATGTAGTCAATGAGATGGGGAAGATCCTGAGGAGGGAAGTAAATGGTGATGCGCCTCTCTCCTTTTCGAATCCCTGCGGGAACGGTGTCGAATTGGATCTGCCAGAGTACCTTCTCCGCCTCGAAGAACTGAGAATCCATAAAGATACCCCGAATGAAGGCGAGAGAAATATCGTTGTGAAGCATACGCACTTCGCATCGATGGTTACGCGCCTCGAAGTGCGTCTGGTCGATAAGGAGGACTTCACCTTCACAGCAGTTGCGCACAGAAATGCGATGGCTCGTCAACAGAGTGACAAGCCCCACCACTCCTTCATCCACTTTGACGGATTCACCATCGAAAGCGATGACGTCTGTCTTCTTGTGGTCAATCATGCAAACCATTATTACCCCTTACAGGTATTGCCGACCCCAAGGGTTCTGGTCGGTCATCGATCGTGACTTTACAGTTCGGACACTTCCACATGGAGCAGTCCAAATATCGCTGCGTGATAGTAACCTTAGCTGCATCATGAATTTCATTACACCATTTGCACTCCACGGGATATGACATCTCAAACACATCTGCGACTTCACGAGGAACGCCGTACTGATCGATGAAAAGCATTACTTCTCCTTTGTCGGCATTCCTTGAGTGACCAGACAATACCGATTATAGTCGATGTCGTAGTAAGTCAGAGTTTCGACGGATCTGAATATGAAGTCATAAGGAATGGACTGGAAGAGCTCTTTCGTAGCTTCGTCGTAAACCATGGTTGTGAGATTAACACCCACATCCACGAGCGCATCCCTATCGATATGCTTCTTGACAAACAACATCTGCTTGGATTTGTAGAAGAGAACAGGACCAAGAAGAAAACCGAAACCGAATCTCTTGAACCAACCATACCTCTTCAGATATCCGAAGCGGAGTCGGAGTCTCACTTCCTCTCCCTAATGACAGAAATGGGGTGATCCTCATGCAGCATCATGTCGATCATGATCTTGGATGCGGTCTCGTAGCGCTGATCGCTAATGAGACTGACGTGAATCGTGTTAGGAGGTACCTCGATCTCCATCTTTCCCGACTTCCAGGAATCCTTAGCGACACTCTTGTTGGGTACGGCGTAATATACCCGGTAGAGCTCGTTACCAAGCATGACACCGTCATCGGTTTCAATCTCTTTAGCGGGGATTGACAACTGCTGCAGAAGACCCATCAGTTTTTCTCCTTGATCATGAAGTGCTTGAGAATATCGGAGGCGAGCTGCATATCGCCGGCGTTGGGCTCGGTCTGTTGGGACGTAGATGGCCATTCTCCCGCCTCCATGGCGTAGAAGGAATTGTGAATGACTTGAGCAACGTCTCTCCGAGCGGCCT